CATCTAATACAAAACTATTAACAGCTCATGCTGCAAGTATAAGTGATGGTTCAGCTACCGGTCGTACTGTGACGGCAAGTGGAAATGCTGCAGTTAGTTCACAAGCACCTTATGGTGGAATGAAATCAGTATATTTAGATGGAAATGGAGACTACTTATCAATTCCTACTAGTGCTGATTTTAATTTTGGTAATGGAGACTTTACCATAGAATTTTGGATATATCTAACAGCGCTAAGTGGAAATCCAGCAATTTTTGATTATAGAAGCACTGGCACTGAGAATGTTCCAACTATATGGATTAACTCGTCTTCAGGACATCTCTATTACTATTTCAATGGAGCTAATAGAATTATTGGTCCAGCAAGTTCAATCGTAACACATAAATGGTATCATGTTGCTTTATCTAGAAGCAGTTCTTCTACAAATATGTTTGTGAATGGTTCACAATATGGATCTACTTATTCTGATTCAAATACATATGTTCAGGGATCTACTTTTTACATCGGAAGATATTTTGACAGTACCAGTGCAACTTATATGCCTACTGGTTACATATCAAATTTTAGAGTCGTAAAAGGACAGGGAATATATACTAAGGACTTCACTCCAATAACAACTGCCTTTTTAGCCTAAGTTAAGCACTCTTTTCATATAAATAGTACAAACACTATTTGACGGGAAAGAAAAATGCCAGCAGTTACAAGTAAAGATACGCTATCAGAATACTGTTTAAGAAAACTCGGTGCTCCAGTAATCGAAATAAATGTTGATGAAGATCAGATAGATGATAGAATAAATGAGACTCTTGAACTCTTCCAAGAGTTCCATAGTGACGCTACACTTAAAGGTTATCTCAAGCACAAAGTTACTCAAACAGATCTGGATAATAACTATATTACTTTGGATAAGAATATTCAAGTAGTTACAAAGTTATTTCCAATGTCTCAGTCATTTAACAATACAAGTAATATGTTCAACATTAAGTATCAGATGATGCTTAATGATATAGCTGACTTACAGAATTTTGCTGGTGATCTAATGTATTACGAGCAGATTCAACAATATCTTTCTATTATAGATGAAAAATTAAACGGTCTTCCACAGGTTCAGTTTTCTAGACACATGAATCGCTTACATATCTTTGGTGATTTAAATGATGGAGACATTAAAAAAGATGATTTTATTATAGCAGAAACATATACTATTATAGATCCAGAAACTCATACGAGCATTTATGATAATAAGTTTGTTAAAGCATACGCTTCAGCTCTTATAAAACAACAATGGGGTTCGAATCTAATTAAATTTGAAGGAATGCAACTCCCTGGTGGAGTTATTTTAAACGGTAGACAACTGTACGATGATGCTACAACCGAGCTAGATAGGTTGAAAGAAGATATGAGACTCGAACATGAAATGCCACCAGACTTTTTTATGGGATAATTTATGGCTATTAATCCTTATTTCAGCCAGAAAGTAAGATCTGAACAGCAGCTCTATGAAGATATTATTATAGAGTCTCTAAAGATATATGGACAAGACGTCTATTATCTTCCGAGAACTATAGTAAATGAAAATAGACTTTTTGGAGAAGACGTACCTTCAAGCTTCGGAAATGCGTATAAGATAGAAATGTACGTAGAAAACACTGAAGGATTTGACGGAGAAGGAGATCTGTATACTCGATTTGGTGTTGAGATAAGAGACGCGGCAACCTTCGTTGTTTCAAAGCGAAGGTGGAGTCACATGATGTCTCAAGTTTCTACTCGAGTTGAGATTGATAGACCTAAAGAGGGTGACTTGATATATCTAGGACTTTCTAAGTCAATGTTTCAAGTTATGCATGTCGAACATGAGCAACCATTTTATCAGCTCAGTCAGTTTCCTACATATAAACTTCGCTGTGAACTATTCGAATACTCTGAAGAAGATTTCGATACTGGCATTGCAAGTATAGATGATATTGAAAAGTCTGCTTACAGATTGTCACTACTACTTAGCGCAGGTGAAGACAGCAACATACCTGACTTCTTTAGAGGTGAAGTAGTACAGCAAAAAAGATCAGACGGTATTACTATGAAAGGTGAGGTTCTATCTTATAACAAGTCGACTGGAATTGTAGAACTTATTCATATCGGTGCTGACAGTGGTGGATACGCACTATTTGAATTAACTAGAGATGATTCAATAGGACTAGCTGATAGTCACTACACTACTTGGTTAATAAATGATAGAGTTGAAACACCCTTTGGAGGAACTGCTGCTAGTATACTTGGCGACTCTGATCCAAGGAGAAAGATCTTGGCGATTGCAGAAAGTACAAATGAACTTGAAATTAATGCACAAAACAGCGTGTTTGATGCCGCGAGTGGAAATAACCTATTTGACTTTACCTTCTTAGACTTTACTGAGAAGAATCCGTTTGGCGACCCGGAGGATACGTAATGTTTGGGAATCATTTTTATCACCAAAAGATTAGAAAATCAGTTGCTATGTTTGGAACTATGTTTAATAACTTATATGTTCTACGCACTAATGCTGCTGGAAATGTTTTAAATCAAGTAAGAGTTCCTTTATCATATGCACCAAGAGATAAGTACTTAGCAAGAATTCAAGCAGATCCTGATTTACAAACTGGAAGTAGAATTGCAATAAAACTTCCTAGGCTTTCTTTTGAAATTACTGCAATACAGTATGATCAAAATAGAAAGCTCCCAAAAATGCAGAGGTTTAATGTACCAAAGAAAGGTGCTGAAACAGGAAAAAGAGGATCTTTATATTCACCTGTTCCATATATTATATCATTTCAACTAAATGCATATGCAAGAAATCAAGACGATGCTCTTCAAATAGTAGAGCAAATAATTCCTTACTTTTCACCACAATACACTTTAACAATAAGACCATTTGAAGAGTATCCAACAATAAAAGAAGACGTACCTATAACGTTGAACGGTGTAAGTTTTACAGATGACTTTGAAGGCCCTTTAGAACAGAGAAGAACTATTATATACACTCTTGATTTTACAATGAACATTAATTTCTACTCTGATATAAGAGAGAATGCGCTTATAAATAGAGCTATAGTCAATACAGAATTTCCTGGCGATTCGGCAGGAATTAATAGTATAGTTGCAAGACACACTATTACACCGAATCCAGCAACAGCAAATCCGGAAGATGACTTTGGATTTAATACTGTTCTAGAAGAACCCGTCGGAGGTGGCGCTCTAGCAAGAGACCAAGAAGAAGGGGAATATGCTAAACTTGGTTATGTTGATATAGGATACGTAAGAAACAGATCGGTAAAATAGGAGTCAAAAATGCCACTTATATTAAGAAGTACTAAAGATAGCGCACTATCTTTTATAGAAATGGATGGGAACTTTTCCTATCTAGATACTCGACTGAGTACTATGATGGACAGTCATGGTCTGAGAAAAGATTCAGCTTTTATACAAGCGATAACAAGTGTTGACTCCACTTCTATCAGAGCTACCGCTAAACTTGCCGTTGACTCCGCGCATGTAAAAGGTATCGTTGATGCAAGTTATGTTCAATCTATACAATCTACAAAAGATTCTAGCTTTATTACTGGAATTGTAGATTCAGATTACATCACTTCAAGAGCAGACAGAAGCGTAGGAAACTTTGACACTCTTAACGCTGATAATATAAGAGGAATCAGTAATCTAGCTTCACCTCATACTGACACACCTAAATCATTTATAGTCGTGGTCGCATCAAAAGATACTACTCACAGATACGAAGGATTAGGATCAGGTTCTGGTTATAAGGTTGACGGTGTTTTCTCACCGTTTATTACATTGACACCTGGTAGAACATATAGGTTTGATCAGTCAGATGCTTCTAATTCAATGCATCCTCTTCATTTTTATTATAAGTCGGATAAGTCTACCGGTGAATATACAACAGGCGTGACTCGAGTAGGAACTGCCGGACAAGCTGGAGCATATGTTCAGATTCAAGTTGGTGACGATACACCTACAGTACTACACTATCAGTGTTACAATCATGCGTACATGGGTAATTCAATTCATGCAGGAACAAGAAACCTTGCAGGATATAACACAGATGATCTTGTTGCAGGAACTCAAAATGAATACTACACTGCTCAAAAAGTAAAAAATATTCTTGGGTCTGTTGATTTACACATTGTTCCAGATGTTGATGATCAAAGAGATCTAGGATCATCTATCAGAAAATTTAGAGATCTTTATCTTTCTGGAAATACACTCCACCTCGGAACTCTAAAACTAAAAGACAGTGCAGGTAGAATGAGAATTCTTGATACGAATAATCAAGAAGCAACAATCACTGGATTGAATAGATTCGACTCAAATGATATAAAATCAATTATTGACTCTGCACATGTCAGAGGAATACAAGCTGATCTCCAAAGAGACTCTTCCTTTATTACTAATATAGTTGACTCAAACTATGTAGCAATAAGAACTGGTAGTGCTATGGATTCAGGAACAACTACAGCAATTATTAACACTGTAGTCAATACTTCGTATATACAGTCTAGGCAGTTAACCTTTTTAGATTCTTCATTAACTACGCAACTAGTTGACTCGGCTTATGTTAACGCTAGAGCAGATACAAGTACTTACGGAAACTCAGATGTTATTTCTCTTATTGATTCGGATTATGTCACTGCAAGAGCAGGAGCCGGAACTGACTCAGCAGCAGTAATAGCACTGATTGATACTGCACATGTTCAAGCTAGACAAGACAAGTCTTTCGCCTCTCTTACAGGAAAACCAACAACTCTTGCAGGCTACGGAATCTCTGACGGCAGTACATTTAGCGGACAGTTTTCTGCACTAACTGGAAAACCTACTACGATTGCAGGTTACGGAATAACAGATGCGTTTGATGGCGCATTTGGTTCATTGACAGGTAAACCAAGTTTATTTTCAACGATTGCAAGTTCAGGGCAAAATAATATTGTTGCTGATGGAACAGCAGATATATTATACATTGAAGGTGGTAGTGGAATTAGTATAGCTACTGATCAAAATACAGATACACTTACAATCACAGCAAATGAAACATCTACTTTAAATGATGTTGTCGGAAGAGGAGGTAATAGTGCATATGCTATGACACTTACAGCTGGATTGACAGTTAGTGGTGGTCTAATTGCAGACTCAATAGGAAATGGTGGTTTAGGTTTTGGTTCACTTTCGAGCGCAAGCGATATTCAACTTGACGCTGCCGGAGATATTAACGCACTAAACAATAAAATAACGAATGTTGGTACACCAGTATCTAGTGGAGATGCTACAAATAAAACATATGTAGATACTACAACAACTACTAAAGGATCAAATGATATAGTCGTAGCTCGATTAGCAGCTCTTCAGTATACATCTACAACTGAAGCTGCTGTAGCTCTTCATGGTACACCTCTTGTAAGTAATTCGCCAAACGTTACGTACACCGTAAATGCAGATAATATTAGTGTCGACACCGCAGGATTTTATAAACTTGACTTCGGAACAACAATATTTGCGAATGCTAGTGATGTTACACACTTAACACTTAAGGCTCAAAAGGTGTCAGGAGGAGTTCCTACTGATATTGCTAGAACAGCCACCTATGGATTATATGATAGTAGTCAAGTGTATGAGTATCATCAATTTGGAATATCAGCTCATGTACAACTCGGCGCAAATGACGGTGTAAGAGTACTAGTTGATCAGATAGGCGGAGGAACTAATGAGAACTATATGGATGATTATAACATTACTAGTTCTTATCCAGGATCTACAACATTAACAGTAACAAAGGTTGGCTAATGAGTACTGAAGATCAAAATCGATGCGTTATAACTCTTCATAAAGACGTTGACACAACTAAATTTATGGAAGAAATGAAAGCCGGAGGATATGAGCTTCATGACGAAAAGCCTATGTCAGTAAGTAATTTTGACTATGTTATGACAAAAGAACAAGCGGCAGAACTAAGAAAAGATTCCAGAGTTGTTGACGTAAGGTATGGATCTAAAGCAGAAAATGGTATCATACCTATGTCTGACGCTTATATGAAGAATCAAGAATTTCATAAAGATGGAGCGACAACTGGAGGAAACTGGGGCTTTCCCGCAATGACTAATACTACTGACTTGTGGGGAGGGTCTTCATCAGTTGTTAATTATTCTCCTCCGTTTACACTCACTGGAAAAAATGTTGATGTAGTTATACAAGATTCTGGCATTCAACCAGATCATCCGGAATGGAACGATAGACCATTAGAAAATACAGGAAACACAGGAACTACTCGATATCAAACTGTCGATTGGCCTACTATCAGTGGACTACAATCATACTATACACAAAATGCTAACTACCATAGAGACTTAGACGGACACGGAACTCACGTAGCTGGAACTGCATGTGGTAAACTATACGGATGGGCGAAAGAGGCTAACATATATAGTCTAAAAATACTAGACGATCCAGGAGTTGCGTTTGGTATATCTGCTTCTTTTTCTATGTTAAGAGCTTGGCATAATGCTAAAAAAGCTGCCAACCAACAAAATGATCAGATTCCTATCAGACCTACTATATGTAATATGAGTTGGAGTTATTACAGTACGTATGAAAATTGTGTGAGTGGGGTGTGGAGAGGAACTAGTTGGAGTGGAACTAATTCAGACGTTGGAAACGGAACGCTAGCTCAGTACGGATTAATTGCAGGATCATCAGTAAATGGAAACTGGACGTGGCCGGTGAGAGTTGCAAGTGTAGACTCTGATATTTTAGACTGCTTAAACGCAGGAATTATCTTTGTAGCCGCTGCTGGAAACAGAAAGCATAGAATGGATCTACCGGGTGGTACTGACTATGATAATTATTTCAACGATACTAATCTTGGCCAAAGATACTATCACAGAGGAGCAACGCCGGGTGCGTATCCTAAAGTTATTTCAGTAGGATCAATAGATACTGGATATGTATCAGGACAAGAGCGTCAATCTAGTTTTACAAACAGAGGACCTAGAGTTGATATATATGCACCAGGAAGTAATATAATGAGCGCCATGTCACAAACAGCTTCTGCTAGTAAAGCCGCCGGGCAAATACCTTATCCACTAGACAACGGATACGTTGCAAATAGACTAAGCGGAACAAGTATGGCTTCACCTCAAATATGTGGACTATTAGCGTGTATTTTACAAATAAGAGAAACATATACTCAAGATGAAATGAGACAGTTTTTAAGCGATAACGCTGACATTGCTAGAATGCATGACTCTACAACTGGAGTACCAGCAAACGATTATGCTGATGTGTATTCCCTCCACGGATCAAACAACAAATTTGCAAAGCAACCTTTTAATAGTAATATTGCTTTTACTTATGGAACATAAAATGGAAAATGAAAAAGAAGAAAATGTTGAAATTGATTATGAGTATTCGAAAAGAACTTATTATGATTTAATAGAAAAAGGACAAAATGCTTTAGATGATATGATTGAAGTTGCAAGAAATCTTGAACATCCTCGAGCATTTGAAGTTGTATCTGGTATGATAAAAAATGTGTCAGATGTAAACGATAAACTCATGGATCTTAATAAGAAGAAGAAAGACTACTATAAGCAAGAAGTCAAACAACTTGAAGGTGGCACAACGAATAACAACTTGTTTGTAGGATCTACGACAGATTTACAGAGAATGTTAAAAGATGTGAATAATAATGATAATGTTATTAATATAACAGATAGAAAACCAAAAGATGATGAAACTCAATGATAACTATCTCGGAAATCCTAATGTAAAAAAAGACGGCGTAGTTCAGCAATGGACTAACGAAGAAGTTCGTGAATACGCCACCTGCATGAAAGATCCAACATATTTTGCTAGAAAATATTGTAAGATAATTTCTCTAGACGAAGGCTTAGTTTCTTTTGATTTGTATCCTTATCAAGAGAAGATGTTTAATGCCTTTACTCAAAACAGATTTAATATTGTGTTAGCATGTCGACAGTCAGGTAAATCTATATCCTCTGTTGCATATCTCTTGTGGTTTGTTTTATTTCAACCGGAAAAGATAGTTGCGATCATGGCAAATAAGGGTGCTACTGCTCGCGAGATGCTAGGCCGAGTAACTCTAATGTTAGAAAATCTTCCTTTCTTTCTGCAGCCTGGCTGTAAAGCTTTAAATAAAGGCTCGATTGAGTTTTCGAACAATTCTCGGATAGTTGCTGCAGCAACATCCGGTTCTTCAATACGTGGTATGTCAGTTTCTCTTTTGTATCTTGATGAGTTTGCATTTGTGGAAAGAGCGGCTGAGTTTTATACATCTACTTATCCTGTTATTTCATCCGGTAAAGAGACTAAAGTTATTATTACGTCTACTGCTAATGGTATTGGTAATGTATTTCATAAACTTTGGGAAGGTGCAACACAAGGAGTAAATGAATATAACGCATTTAGAGTTGATTGGTGGGATGTCCCTGGTAGAGATGATGCGTGGAAAGATCAGACAGTTGCAAATACTTCTCAGCTTCAGTTTGATCAAGAGTTTGGAAATACTTTTTTTGGAACTGGTGACACTTTGGTTCATGCAGAAACTCTATTGTCTCTTAGAGCAAAAGCACCTAAAGAAGTTACTGGTGATGGTGTATACATTTACGAACAACCTTTGAAAAGACATCAATACATAATGACAGTAGATGTGGCGAAGGGAAGAGGTCAGGACTACTCAACTTTCAACTTAATCGATATATCTACAAATCCCTTTTCGCAGGTAGCAGTCTACCGCAACAACACTATCTCGCCATTACTCTTCCCCAATATTATATATAAGTATGCAAATTTATACGGGAATGCTCTAGTAGTAATAGAATCTAATGATGCTGGTCAAGTTGTATGCAACGGCTTGTATCATGAACTAGAGTACGAAAACATGTTTTTAGAATCTACTGTGAAGTCAAGTGGATTAGGTATCAACATGACAAAAAAAGTAAAAAGGATAGGATGTTCTTCTTTTAAAGACTTAATAGAAGAAAAGAAGATTGATATATTCGATGAGAACACAATACTTGAAATTTCAACGTTTGTATCAAGAGGACAGTCCTTTGAAGCTTCTGAAGGAAATCATGATGACTTAGTTATGAATCTAATATTATTTGGTTACTTTGTAGGAACTGGATACTTTGCAGAGTTTACTGATATTAACGTGAAACAAATGTTATTTGCAAATCAAATGAGAGAAATAGAAGAAGATATACTACCTTGGGGCTGGACCGATGATGGTTTAGATGATATAAAACCTGTAACTGAAGATGGTTGGGCTATTGAACAAACAAATGAAAACTTTTAATATTATAAATACTAATAATTGAACATAACCGTATTATGCTAAAATAAACTTATAATTTCATAGTTGGAAAAGGAAACAGAGACATGGCTTTATTCGCACCATCTGAGTCTCCGGCCGTAATAGTTAAGGAAATCGACCTTACGGGTACAGTTCCAAACGTCCAGTCATCGACTGGAGCATACGTTGGGAGGTTCCGTTGGGGAGCTACAGCTGAGGTCAGACTCATTACAAACGAGGCAGGACTCGTTGATACTTTCGCATCGCCTGACGATGCGCACTCCGTAGACTTCCACAGTGCAAGTTACTTCTTGCGTTATTCAAACTCACTAAAAGTCGTGAGAATGCATAACGGAGCAAACAACGCGCATGGAGGAGCGTCATACGACTCAAATCTATCAATAGCTATCGGTAATCAAGTTGACTTCGATACTCAAGAAGCACAGCTTAATACTGATAATGTCGGATACGTTGCAAAGTATCCAGGCACACTAGGTAACTCACTTGCTGTCCATACTTTTGCTTTGGATAGTGCAGGTTCTACTGCAGAGCTTGCTAACTGGACATACGGTACACATTTTAATGTTGCACCTACAACCAGTCAGACCGCGACAGACGACACAGCTACTCATGATGAAGTTCATGTAGTTGTAGTTGACGAGGACGGTAAGATTTCCGGAACTAAGGGAGCAGTTCTAGAAACTTATGAGCACCTATCCGTTGCATCAAACGGTAAAAACACAGACGGCTCTACAAATTACTTTAAAGAAGTAATTAATCGTAACTCAAAATGGTTATGGGTCGGCGATCCTACGCAAACAGGACTCGGTTCTAATGCTGGATCACCTACATCTCCAGGGCTAGACTTTAAAGCAGGTAGAACTACCGCACTTCGAAACTTCTCAATGGCAGACGGTGACGATGGTAGTGCACTGACTACATCAAATGTACTAGCAGGTTACGATAAATATGAGGATGTTAACACGCAAGAAGTTGATTTCTTAATCGCACCAGGTATGTTAAACGCATCTGATCAACAAACAGTTGTGAATGATCTAGTTGCTACCGCGAGTTCTTTGAGAAAAGACTGTGTTGCAGTAACATCACCTGATAGAGCTGCTGTCGTAGCAAACGTAGGATCCGAAGTAACATCATCAGTATCGACTGCTGCTAACTTTACTAAGAGTTCCTACTTAGTAGTTGACAATCAATACTTAAAAGTATTTGATAAGTACAACGACAAATTTATTCAAATTCCAGCTGCATCTTCTACTGCCGGTCTTATGGCCGCGACAGATAGAGACGCCGCGCCTTTCTTCTCACCTGCAGGAACACGAAGAGGTAAGTTACTTGGAGTAACTTCTCTTGCATACGAACCTGTGAAAGCAGATAGAGATACTCTCTATAAGGCTGGGATTAACCCGATTACGAATATGCCAGGTGAAGGTATCATTCTATTCGGTGACAAAACCCACGAAACTAGACCGTCAGCATTTGACAGGATCAATGTAAGACGTCTTTTCTTAGTACTCGAAAGAGCAATTGCACGAGCTGCAAGACAAACTATCTTTGAATTCAATGATGAATT